GGACTAAAAGTCTTGGAGCAAAAGCCGCTTTGGATGGATTAGCTGGAGGTTTATTTGAAACATCTGTAAGAGCTTTAACATTTCCTGAGTCAATAAGAGAAAAAGGAGATAATACATTAGATTTTCCAGATTTAGGGTCTAAAGCTGGACAAATTTTAAAATCTGTTTTTAATATCAGAGGCGAAAGAGCCGCTGATTTGAAAGGATCTGATTCTGGATCTATTCAAAGAAAATTCGCTAGTCAAGTTTTAAAAAATGGATTAACAAGAGATACTGAGTTGCCAAAGTTTAAAGCATCTGGAGGCTATATTCCTAATTTTGCAGCAGACCCATTAAAAGATGCCGTTCAAAGAGAAATGGAAGCTGGTTTAGATCCAGCGCAAATTCGTATCACAAAAGACGCAAGATTAAAAAACTCGCAAAATCCAAATGGACTTGCGGTTATTAATACTAGAGATGAGCCAGATGGAAAAGTTCCAAATTTTGCTGCTGATCCGATAAGTTTGCCAGGAGCAAAAACATTTGGGAAAGAAGTCGTGTCATTGATGTCTGGCCCTACTCAAATGGAGTTACCGACAAAAGAGTTAGCTGCGTTAAGAAAACAGTTAAATGCTCTAATTGCTGTTTATGAGGCTGAAGTTAAAAACGGTGGAGATTTAAATAATGCTAAACAAAAGTTAGCGCAAGAAACTAAAAATTTAACAAATCAATATAGTTTAGATTCAAAAACAACATCAAAAGTACAGGGCGCTGTAGAAAAAAGCGCGTCAAAGATTGATGCGTCCAAAGGACAAAAAGAGCAAACATTTGATGTTGGAAAATTTTTAATATTTCAAACAGCTATGACTGGAGCTACTTCTGCAATTCAATCTTGTACAGATGAAGGAAGTAAAGCTTCTTTAGGTTTAGAATCACTTTCAGCTGGAATAAATATAGCGGGAACGGCAGCTATGGTAATGACTAGCGCTTTGGGTCCGTGGGGAAAAGGGTTAACAATAACAGCAGCAGCTTTGTCTAGTTTGGGACCATTATTTTTTAAATTTAGTGCGGCTTTAGAAACAGAAACTGACAGAGTAAGAAAATCCTTAGCTGATTTAGCAGATCAAGCGAAAAAAACCGGACAAGCGGTTACTCCAGAAGCCTTTCTAGCGGCATTTGATAAAGCAAAAAAAGAAGAAAAGGGCAAAAATGAAGCGAACTCTAACGAAAAAATAATCAACGAAGTTTTGCAAAAACAAAACGTTCAATTGATAAATCCAGATGATATTAAATCTATTATAGCTGCTTTGCAAGCAACTGGAGGAATTGTTAATGGAAAAACAGATGCAACGGCATTAAACAATTTAATTTTAGCAGGCAAAGACACTAGACAGACAGAGATTATAGATGACACAGGAAACTTATCGTCGGTGGCTAACACTGATTTTTTTGATCCAAATAAAATGAGAGCTTATGCCGCTCCATTAGCGCTTAAAGAAATAGAAAAAAATAGAGGGTCTGCTGCCCAAAAACAAGGATTGACTGATGTAGAAAAAGCAAACCAAACTTATGATTCTAAACAGTTAGTATTTAGAGAAAAAATACTTGAACAAATATTCAACCAAGAATTACAGATATCTAATAACGCTGCAAAAACAGCTTTAATTAGAGAAGAAGAGCTTGCGTTCTTGGATCAAATAAAAGGCAGTATGACTGAAATTGCCGTAATAGATTTACAAAGACAAATAGAATTAGCAAAAATTACAGATGAGCAAGAAAAATTTAATAAACTTCAAGCAGTCAATCTTAGAAAAACATTAGGAGCTGGGGATAAAAATTCTGTGCTATCTCAAGAAGCGCTTGAAAATATAAGTCAACCGGATTTAGAAGAATTAATGATAAATTTTGGAATGCTCACGGAAGAAGGTCGGCCTGAAGATTTTAAAGCAGTGTTAACAGAGTTGTTGCAAAAATCAGGAGCGCTTAAAGGAAAGGATATTCTTGATTCGGGAGCAGAAGAAAAGATAAGGACTGGCCTAACAGCTATATACGATGCTTCTAGAAAGCAAGACGCAAATACTACAAATCAAACAGCAGGAGTAAATCAAAGATTTGATATTGCCGAACAAAATACTACTGGAGCGAAACTAGACCAAACTACAAGAGATTTACAAGATAGATTAAATGGAGCTGGAAATTATGCAGATCTTTTAGCTAACGCTCAAAAAGATTTAACTAATTCACTTTTAGAAACAAAATTAAAGAATAAAATTTTAATAGCTAATGCTGCGCAAAACGCAGACACTCAGTTAGGTTTAGCTTTATCTAACGAAGCAACTCAAACTGAAATTTATAAACGAGTTTCAATAGAAAAAGATGCCGCTATAGATGCGTCTAAATTAAGACAAGCTACAGAAGAAAAAGTAAGACAATTCGCAAAAGACTCTGAAAATATTGGATTAAAATTTAGTACGGACGAAGATTTGTTAAATGCGGAGTCTGATTATTTAAATAATTTATACAGTCAAGTTTCAGTAGGAGAAGAAGCTATTCAAGAAGGTAAAAAATTAGCTATTCAGTCAAAGAAAAATAGAAGGCAAGCAGAAGTTACAGCGACAAATCAAAAACAATTATTTGATGAAGATGTTAAGCAAATAGCGGATAAAATTTTAATTGCTAAAGGTTTTCAAAAACAAGTAACTCAATTAGATCTTAATGATAAAGCTTCAAAAGAACTTGAATTAGAATCTTTAAATTTAGCAAGAGCTTCTGGAGAATTGGCGGCTCAATATAATAATTTAGCAGCAGTTACAGCAAACGAACAAACTAAAATCTCTAATCAACAAGCTGGAGAAATTACATCTGCAATAGCAAAAGGAGGAGCTTACTCTGGAACATCTACTAATCTTAGAGAACAAGCAAGAGCTTCAATACTGCAACAAAATTTAGGCGGAAGAAATCCAACAGATGTTTCTATTGAGGAGCAAGCTAATTTATTAAGTGGCAAAGGTAATACTATTGGTCAAAACTTGAGAATCGAAGGTTCTGGTTTATTGGATGAAGCTAAAACATTTCAACAAATACTTGGTCAAGATACGCCAAAAGCTTTAGCTGATGGATTGGCTGAAGCTATGAAAGTTGGTCTTTCTGGAGCTGATAATATTGGAGAAGCTTTACAAAATATTGCAAAATCATTCCTGCAAAATTTACAGGGAGCATTTTTACAGTCGGCGTCTAATAAAATAGTTGGATCTACGTTAGCCGCAATTGGAGGATCAGAGGGTGGCTATGTAAGAAAATTTGCTGCTGGAGGTATGGTTACTGGAGGTTCTGGAATTAGAGATGATGTTCCTGCAATGTTGAGTTCAGGCGAATACGTTATGCGTAAATCCGCCGTTCAAAAATATGGCGCAGAAAATATCGCTAAGATGAATGATGGTGGCATCTTCTTGCCCGGTGTTCGTGGAGGATCAGCAATTTCTGGATACGATCAATTATCTAAATTCGCTAATCAAACAACCACAAGCGGCGCAACTGATGTATTAAAAGGAACTGGATCAACAGCTTATGCTAATCTTGAAGATCAAAGCGCAAGACTTTCTAGATTTGGATTGATGAACGAAGATACAATCAAGGGTGAAGTTACTAGTGCTCAACAACAAGGCTTAGACATTATAACAAAGAGAGAAGCTTATAGAACGCAGCAGAGAAAAGCTATGCAGCAACAAATAATTAGTACTGTAGCTGCCGCAGGATTATCTTATGGAGTAGGTAAAATAGGTGACATAGCAAATCAAATGACTGTCAAGAGTAATGTTGTTCCTGGTCAAACCATGATGACTCCATACAGAGTTAAAGGAGCTGAAGGAGGAATGGTAGCTAGATTTAACAACGGCGGCGGACCAACCGACGATATTCCAGCCTTATTAATGGGCGGCGAATATGTTATGAATCGCGCTACCACCCGTAAATACGGTAAACAATATCTTGACTCAATGAACACTGGCCGCGCTAGATTCGCAGATGGCGGCGAAGTTGGCATGGACGCTACCGTAGAATCATCAGACTCTAAGGCAAAGGTTGACTCTAAAACAGGAACCGCCGTTAACATTAGCATTAATGTTTCTGGCAGCAGTTCATCTACTGAGTCACAAGGTCAAACATCACAAGGCGGCGTGGATTACAAGAAGATGGGCGAACGGATTAAGGCTGTAGTGCTTGAAACCATTAACGAAGAAAAACGTTTAGGGGGAGCACTCAGAAGTAGATAATGAGTAAAAATTCATCAGTCTCTAATTACGATAATAGTTTATACATTAGCGGCCATAAAATATTTGGCGTCAATAGTGTTAATTTTGGTTACTCTCTTACTGTTGATCACGTTAACGTAATTGGCTATTCAAAGTTTAAAACCTTCATTTCTAGTGCGCCGCAATCTTCTTTAAGCGTTCAGAAATACTTATCTCCTGCTGATTTCTTTTTAAGTTTTACAGGATTAGATCCTTTAGTTGGAGGAGTAGATTATAAAGGAAAAAAGTTTGGCTTCAATTCAGCTTACCTTACATCGTATTCAGTTGCCGCTTCTGTTGGCAACTTCCCAAATCTAAATGCGAGCTTTTCTATATTTGGAGATGTTGGAAATGAATTTGGAGGAAACGGAGCTTCTGAAACTGGAGCTTTGAGAGTCGTAAGACCCGGTGATATTAGAATCGAGTGCGACGGAAGCGGCACTAACAGAATCGAATCATTCACTTATTCGTTAGAATGCAAAAGAGAAGCTTACTATCATCCAACAGGTAGCGGCGCAATGGAAGTTGTTACAGTTAAACCGTTTAAAGTAAATGCTGATTTTAGTATCGGCGTCGATGACTATGAAGCTAAAAGAGCTTTTGACTACTTGTTGAATTCTAATAGTAGAAAAATTACTATAGAAATAGGCTCATTAGCCACATTTACAATGACTAGTATGGAGCTTATATCAGAAACTTTAAATACATCTGCTACTGATGATTTGGTGATAACTCTTACATATCAAGGATTCATCTAATGTCTTTCTTTTACGATAGAGATCAAAATATATCTGGGTCTATACCTGCAACGTTAGCCTACACGCCTTCTTATGGCGCTACAGTTGAATTCTCCGCAGATTTATCGGCATATACTACCACAGATAATTATATGCACATTATGCCAAAAGGATTAAATCATTTGCAGATGAAAATGAATCTTCCGTTTGAGAATAAAAAGCAAGAAGATGCGCGCAAAATTCTTGGCTACATTGAATCTTTAAATGGCACTGGTAATTTCTTATATACTGATCCAGCGCAAATATACAAGCCTATTCGTATGTTTTGCGACAATATCGAAAACTCGTTTAATGAAAACGATCTTCATACAGTTAGCGTATCTTTAAGTTCTGATCAAGCTGCATCGTTATTAAAATGGGACACAGCTTATATTACAGGCAGTAATATGAAAGGCGAGTATTCTACTGGCGTAGCTTACTCTAGATTTGACGTAGTAAGAAATATCGCCGCAAATGCAAACAATTTATACGATTCTTTTTATTACGTCACTGGCGACATTAGCGTAGGGGAAAATACCGCAATCTCTAACGCTAAATTTACTAAAGAGTTTTTCTTTCAGCCAACTTATCCAGCTCAAATATCAAAAGAAACATCTGTAATCAAAACAGAGTTGCCATATTCTTTCACGAAAAGAACTGATTTTGGAATGCACGCTAATGTTTTAAAATCATTAAAATTAGATTTCAAAGGAGTTTCGGATAATGAAGCTAGATGTATTTTGCACTTTTTGTGCGGAAAGCAAGGATATAGAAAATTTCAGTATAAGCTTCCAAAGATTTACGACCAAAACAAATATTTCTTTTCAAATCAATGGAGTCACACGTTTGTTTATAAAAACGTAAACGATATTTCGGTAACTATCATAGAAGATCCACTTGGTGCTAGAAAGGTTTACTAATGAGAAAACTAATTTCATATGAAATGGAAATGATGTTTGTTGGTTCGCGGGATGCGTTTGTTCCTGCGAGTAACACAGGCAACGCAGTTTCTCGCTTAGACTTTATTCAGAGCTATGGCTTTTCTTTTAATATGGATCGCCAGCCGCTAAAGCAGATTGGATCTTCGGCGTTTGCCGCAAGACATAGCCAATTAACTCCAGATGTAGAATTGGACGTTTCTTATTTATTAAATGACGGATGGAATGAAAAATACTTAGGATTAGATTTTACTGATAATGCTTATACAAATCCTTTATATACTATTTTAACTGACGATAAAGACAGAAACTTTTATGTAATGATTGCTAACGATCAAGCTAAAGATGCAATGGCTTCTTTTACGCCAACTGATTTTAATGTTTTAGGCATAGGAAATACGTACTTAGGATCTTATAGTATTAGAACGTCTGTTGGTCAAATGGCCGAAGTTGGCTGCAAATACGTTGGCGCTAACGCGCAGATTACAAACTACTCAGCTACGAATTATGTTCCAGCTGTAAATACAGCTCTAGCGGGACAAGACTCGCAGGTACAAAATAAGAAATACGGATTCAATTTTTATAACGCTTCTAGACCAACTAGAATTCAAAACGCATTTACTGGAGTGTTTGATGGAGGTTGCCCTTACAACTCGACAACTATTGTCGCCACAAATAACAGCGGATCAGCAGGAATTAAGTTTGGTTTTGTATTCGATAATTTTCAATCGTTAGATATTGCCGTTAACTTAGAAAGAAAAGCTCTTTATGGATTTGGAAGTAATTATCCTTTTGCAAGAAAAATTCAGAAACCAATAGTAGGAACAATGTCTTTGGATTCTGTCGTTAATTCTTTTGATGCGGAAAAGCTTAATGAGAAATTTACTCAAGAAGATGTATCTGCCGCTGGATATGATTTTGACATTTTGTTTAAAAACGCTAATCAAGATAAAAAACTAGGAGTAAAGATACAGAACGCAAAATTAGATTCTTATTCAATTAATGGTCAAATTGGCGACAAGTCTATGATTCAAACATCTTGGTCGTTTGAGGTCACTGAATCGACAGGTATCTTGATATCTGGGGCTTACAATCAACCAACGTTAAGCGCGATTTATACTAACGAATCTATCAATCCTTAATGTAAATATAAGTATGAGCAAGAGAATAACAGAACTTCCTTTGGCGACTCAGTTAAACAATGAGGATCAATTCATATTTTATAGCAACTCTGCAAAAGAAACTCAAAGAGTTAATGCTGGAATTTCTCTTAATGTTATTGCGTCTAACTTACCCGGTGTATTAAAGGCGACAACAAATGCTAGTTTAGCTGTCGCTAACGCTGCCGTAGCTGAAGCCGCAGCGTCAGCAGCGCAAGCAGACGCAACAACAGCAATTGGAAATGCAGCGGGAGCACAAGCATCTGCGAACGGAAAAGCTAAAGTTTATTATCAGTCATCAGAACCAACTGGCGGAACTTATAATACTGGAGATATTTGGTATGATACTGATGATAATTATAAAATACATGTAAGATCAGGATCATCTTGGGTTGCTAGTTTTGGGCCAATGCTTAAATTAGATGGAAATAATAATATTTCTGGCCTTTTAAAAGCAGATGGAACAGATAAAAGTTTTGTTTTGGTTGCTGATAATTTTCAAGTATGGAATGGAGTTAGCGCTGAAGTTCCATTTGAAGTTGTAGAAGACCCATCAAATCCTCCTAATCAAGTAGTAAGAATTAAAAACGCTCAAATTCAAACTGTTGATGCAGGAAAAATAACAGCTGGATTTATTTCGTCACAAGCAATCGAATTAGCAAATAGTGATGCTTTTTTACAATCTAGTTCTTATATTCAAACTTGGGTTAGCGGAATGCAGTGTAGCGTTTATAATGGATCGGCAGCTAATTATGGTAAATTAACTCCAAGTCATAATGTTAGATGCAAAGTAAAACAAGAAAATGGAACATATAAAGTATTTAATTGCTTAAATGTAGCTGGATCGACAAATGCTCCACCAGCGTCAGGAGCTAATACTTGGTGGTCAGAAATAACAGTTCCAACTGTTGCCGTTGATGTTGGCGGAGAAACAGTAAACATTCCAAATTTTGGTTTTAGGGTTGTTGGGCAAGGAACGGCTGAGTTTTCTGCGGCAACGTTCACGGGAAACATTCAGACTAATACTGGTTTTTTTGGTAGCGGAAAAAATATAGTTAGAATTGGATCTAATGGTTTAACTATTGGAAATTATGGTTATATCAAATCAGATGGAATAGGGTATAGCGGAACTGATTTTACTTTACCTACAACACCTCCTACTTCAACGGGAGGGTTTTTCTTAGGAAATACTCAAGGATACGATCAAATTCCTGTTTATCAGTTTTTTATTGGAGATCCAGCGTCTAATTTCTTAAAATGGAATGGAACTAATTTAATTATTAACGGAAGAATAGCTACTGGAAGTACTTTAGGAGATCCGAGTTCAGGCAGTTCTGTTAATAGCCAAGGCGGTATAATTGTTGGATCTACAATAGGAATTAGAAGAAACGCAGATAATAGTGTATTAACAATAACAGGAGGAACAGATAATTGGTATAATTCTGGTGCAGCTCAAATAGATATGCAAGGAAAGAATTTGGGAGGGCCAAATCTAGGTGGAATTATACAATTATTAGGAGGTAAAACTAGTTATGGAAAAGTTCTTTTAAGGACTTGGAATGGAAATGCAGATAATTATCATAGTTGTTTAGCGGCTAGCACAAATGGGTCTGTAGGGATAAATAATGAAAGTCCAAGCGAATCTTATAAATTAGACGTAAGCGGAGATGGAAGATTTACTGGGGAATTAATTACTTCAAATATTACAGCGTCTATATCAAGTTATACTGTTGGGTTATGGGATGGTGGAAACAATATAAGATTTAAGTATGACGATGGTTTGTATGCTAAAATTGATGCAAGTGATCCTATATTAATTGTTAGCCCAAAACTAAATCTTGCTGCATCGGAAATTTTAGGAGAATTTACTTTTGGAACTACAGATTACGCAGGAGGTGTAAAAACAGGAACAATAGATTGGGACGCCAACGGAAACAATGTTACTGGACAAGGTGTAGCTATATATAGAAAAGGTATTGTAGGCGCAGATGGAACTAAAGTTACATTTGTTATTGATACAAGTGGTAACGCCACTTTTGCAGGAACGCTATCAGCTCCAAATGGAACTATCGGTGGATTTACTATTGATGGTAAATTATATAATCAAAAAACTACTTTAACTGACGCCAATAATGGCGTTTATTTAGCTACTGATGGTATTGCTTTAGGCGCAAATTCAGTATTTAAAGTTACAAGCGCAGGAGCTTTAACTGCGGCGTCGGCAACTATAACTGGCGCAATTACAGCAACTTCTGGATTTATAGGAACAGCGGCAGACGGTTTTTCTATTAATAGCACTTATATAGCTAAAGGAAAAGTCTCGCTGGTTGATGCAACTGCTGGCGTTTATATTGGAGTGGATGGAATAGCGCTAGGTGTAAGTTCGGTATTCAAAGTGACAAGCGCAGGAGCGTTGACGGCTTCTAGCGGAACTATCGGTGGATTTACAATTGGAGCTACATCTCTTACTGCTGGAAGCGGAGCAAGTGCAATAGGAATGGCAACAAGCGGAGGTTATGCTTTTTTTGCTGGAAATGCTACTCCTGCTTCAGCTCCATTTTATGTAACTGATGCTGGATACGTAAAATCAACAAACGGAAACATTGGAGGTTTTGGAGTATCTACAAATTCTTTAACTTTTGGTAGCGGCGGTAATACAGTCGGAATAGATTCTGGTGGAACTAATCCTGCGTTTTATGCTGGATCAGCAACACCTGGTTCTGCTCCGTTTAGAGTTTCTACTTCTGGCGTATTGGTCGCAACATCAGCAACAATAACAGGAGCTATTACTGCTACAAGCGGAAGTTTTACTGGCAGTATAACCGCTGGTTCTGGAAGTATTGGAGGATGGACAATAGCCGCAGGAAAGATTTCTTCTGGAAATATAGATATAGATTCGGCTAACGCTCGTATTCAAGCTGGGCCTAGCGCCTCTAATTATGTAAGAATATCTTCTGATGGTATAATTGGAGTAGATTCTGTTTTGGGCCAAACATTCAACTTGCCAACAAACGGAGGTCGCCCAACATTCTCTAGCGGAGAAATAACTTTAACAAAGTTTGTGGTTTCTACTCAAGGAGTAATTCAAACTTCTGATACTGTTGGTGATGGATCTGGAAGTGGACAAGGAATTAGAATAAATAATACAGGAATCAAGGGATTTAAATCTGGAAATGCGAATCCAACTTTCCATCTAGACGCTACAAATGGAGACATAACATTTGGACTAACGTCTGGAAATTATTTGCAATATACTTCTAGTAATGGTGTTTTAGGATTCAAAGCAGGAACAGGAGGCGTTGTAACTAACATAGATAATGATGGCGTTACGGTTGGAACTTCTGGAAGTAACCCCTCCCTCT